TGAACAAACGAACCATTCCACTCTCTAACCATTTCTTTATATGGAAACTCCATACCAGATCTGTCTGATATTGCTTTTGCGTATTTACCTGTAGCGTATTTTGGCATTATGCTCCTGGGTAGTATGCTTTTGGTGTAATGTATGTACTAGAAGCTGAACCATCTTCTGCCAGTGCTCTAGCTAATTCATCCTCATAATACAGTTTCATTTGTTGTGTAAGTTGTGGTTGATACTTTTGTGCTAAATAAAAAGATAATCCAGCTGTCATACAAGGCACAAATCTAAATGGAACATCAGTTGCATTTGTATAACTTCCTACATCTTCAATTCTTTTAATATAATAAAAGTGCATATATTTAGATGCATTTGTTGAGTCTGGTGTTGGATAAAGATGAATTGTTACTTTATCAATAAATCTTTCTACCCAATATTGATTAGGTGTACCTTGAGATAATTTATTAGAAAATGCTGCATAAGTAGATCTATCAACTTTAGTCATAGGACTATCAGCTTGAGTAGTTGTGTTATAATTTGATCTTAATTGTGCTTCAAGGATATCAGACATTCCATAAATACCATCAGAAGGTGCAGTGGTTGCTGAAGCTCCATCAGCTGCTGATCTAAAAAAATTATAATCTGCTTGACCTTGAACTAAGTCTAAATTTGTATTAGCTATTTCCCAATAATGAATACCTCTATTACCCCATTCTTGAAATAATATATTAAGAGATCGTCTTGCTGATCTTAATTGATTACCAGCAACTCCTTGCATTCCAATACGTTCAAAAGCATCTTCTATTATTTCATCAATAGAAAGAGTTTTGTCGAAAGTTGTAGTTCCAGAGGTAGTATTAGCCATGAGCTTACGCTCCTGTTATAGTTACTGTAACGCTTCCGCCTGTTCCAGCTAAATTGTAAACAACACCATTTTCAAACTTGATACCAGAACCTGGAATATAAACTTCTAGTCCTTCTGTACCGTAATTATAAGTTGCAACTAAATTACCTGCTGCTGCTTCGCCTGCAGTTGCTGCATCATAAAGTTTTAAAACAGAACTAGCTATTCCTTTTCCTTGAATAGAAGTAATTCTAGTTCTAGCTCCTCTTGCTAAAGTGTCTGCTCCAATTGTTGCCATGTTCAATGTCTTCTGATCTGAATCCATATTTTCTCCTTAAAATTTTATGTGGGGCCTAAGCCCCACACTAATTATTTATTACGCTGCAAATGCAAACGCACCAGTAACAGCTGCTGCTGCACCAGTAAATTCAGTTGCAATGTGCCAAGTACCATCTTCAAAACACATGAAAGCAATTTTTCCACCTGTTGTAAGAAGGTTAGTAGCTGCATCAGCTGGAGTGAATACTAATTGTGTTTCACCTGCTGTTGAAGTATCAAAAGTTACTTCATTTGCCGCTCTTGATTCAATCAAAGAACCAGTTGCCCACACGTCAGATCCTGCTGCATTAAAAGTAAGAGTAGCAGTTCCGCCTGCTGTATCTTTAGCTTGAACGTAAACTGCAATTGCACCTCTAGTCGCTGCTGGTAATGCTACAGCACATGCTGCTGCACCTGTGTAGTCTACAGTAGCAATAACCCCATCAGCGATAGAAATATTTGCTGCTGTTGCTGTGTCAGCTAAAAGTAAACCTGTAAGATCAGGCATGCCTGAACTCATTCTAGTTGTAACTGCACCTGTTGTTGCATTTTTAGTAGCCATTTGAAAGCCACCTTCAGAACGTACTGGTCCTGAAAAAGTAGTATTTGCCATGATATTCTCCTAGTTAAATTCTACATGGTCTCTAGGCTGTCGACTATACTGCGTCCATGCAGAATATTAATTTATGTATAGTGTAAAAAGTATATACTAGTTTTGAGTAGAGTGCAAGAGAGCCTGTAGTGTGGAGTGGAATTTTTCCAACGATGTAGCTTTTTATTAAGTAGCTACTGAAACTTCAGGAGCAGAACTTTCAACGTTGTTCTGATTGTGAGCGATTCTAGCTTCTTCAAGCTTGATATCTGTGATGATTTGTTTGACTTTATCGTCAATTCTAACCATCTCAAGAGTGTATCTGTTATGATCCAGATGCTCCTGTTCCCACTTCAACTCCAAGGACCTTTTTGCTTTGTATAGGTCTTGTATCATCTATAACCTCCTCATAGGTTATTCTATTTACCTTGTCGTCATAACTAACTCCAAGGTTTTCCCAAACTATACTGTTTTCTCCAAGTTTGTCAAGGATAGATTGTTCCAGGTCTGTTGGGGAATCTTTTGAATCAACTGTAAATTTTGCGTGATGATTATACGCCCAAATGTTGACTAAAAATTTTTTCATGAATCTCACCGTTTATTATGAAAATGTGGCCGAACTATGTCCGGCCACAAAATTTATTGATTACGCACCTTCAACGCCGAAGATACCTCTAGGGTCTGATACGCCGAAGCTGTATCTTTCTCTAGCTTTATATCTAACGTTTCCAGTATCAAAGTCGCCTTCCATTGCAGTTGTCAATGGTGCTCTGTTGAACATTTTCATTCCATTAGGAATGTCTGTTAAGATATAGAATGCATCAGAGTCAGTTAAATAGTTATTAACTCTGTATCCTTGCGGAATCATACCCATAGATACGATTGCATTGATATCGTTATCAGCTGTTCCAGTTCTACCTTGAGACTTCATCAATCTTTCAGCTGTGAATTGTAGCTCAGAAGGAATAATCATTTTTACTCCTCTAGCTGCGATTCTTAAACCTCTTTCGTCAGTCATTGCAGCGATGTCGATTAAAGACTGCTCCAATGAAGTTTCGTTAAGGTCAGCTTGAGTTGCTAAAGTGTTAGAAAAAGTACCAGCCACTGTTGGGTGAGCTGTGTTAAATAAACTAACACCGTCACCTGAATCAAAGTTATCCGTAGTTGGAAGACCTTGAATTAGAGGCTCGACTGATTTTACTTGTTTAGCATTACTCATAGATCTAGCTAAAGCTTTTGTATATCTAGACGCAAGTCTATCATACAAGTTGTCCTCAATCGCTTCTTCAGTGATTGCGAACGCTAAAGCTACAGTCTCGTGAGTGTAACGAGCTGTGAAAGTTTCTTGTGCTTCATCAAATGATACACCTGAACCTTCACCTTTTACTTGTGCGTTTGCGAAACCAGATAACATAACTTCTTCTTCAAAAGCTCTGTCAGATGATTCCTCAGTATAAATCTCAGAATGCTGATTTTCATACCTTTTATATTCCAAGCCGAACAGTGCGTTCAAACCTGGCTCTAGTTCTTTAACTAGTTGTGATCGTGATATTGCCATTTTTGTTCTCCTATTCTAGCTTTACGATTGTAGCTCAATTAGATTAGCAACTACTACTACAGATCTGAAAGCCGCATTTTCATCGTTTTCAGGGTCCTCTGCAGATCTTAATAACCTCCATGATTTATCATCATTTCCAGTTACGCCGATATTTAAAGTAGCTGTTGAAGCACCAGTAGTTGTACTACCAGCAGAAGCATTAAAGTCATAAGTCTCTAAGTATCCTGCTTGTGCTACTGCATCATCTGTTCCGCATACATATTGTTGTTGTGGGTTATCGAATACAAATGCATCGATATCTTCCGAGTTTGCTGGTGTTACTTGAACGTAATGGTTTGCAAACGTTGGTTTCAACGTAGTTGCTGCATTGTAAAAGATGCCGTTTAAGACACCAAGTACAGGCGCAGCTGCAGTTTGACCATCAACAATGTAACCAGCAGCAGAAGCAACACATCCACCATGAAATATAGTAGTTGCATAACCCGCATCGATTTTGTATTTGCCTTGACCAGAAGTCGCTGGCGTTGAGCCAAGAGTTCCTGCAGGGATCAAACCAAAACCTTGTGTGTTTCTATTTGCCATAGTTGTTTCTCCTTATGTACCTGCCCCGAAGGGCCTCCAGTACGGTTTATAAATTCAGTGATTTGAAAAATTATTTTTTCGTACCACCGAAGGTTACACGAGATTGCCTTTCAACATTGATCGGCATTCTACTATCCTGCTCCTTCATAAGATCGTTTCTTACGGCTTCGTCTCGTTCTTTATGTCTGTTAGACATATAGTCTTGACGTTGTTGCGCGATCTCTGTTGGTACCTTCGCAAGTAAAAGGCCACCGACCCCAATCACTCCCTTGTATTTGCCCTCATCGAGGACCGGATAATCAGATGCATTTTCGACTTCTTCAGCTCTAACTAATTCATATCCTTCTCTTAAACGTCCAGATATATTTTTAGTGTCTTGAAAGCCAACGCTCTCTGCTCTTATCCATCTATACCTGAATCCATCAGGTGCAGGGGGTGCATCTAGAGAAGATGGTGGAACCCACACTTTTGGTCGTTCAGACTTTGACCGTGTTTGATTCGCACGAGAAGTATTTTTGTTTTCGTTTTCCATTTTACGCTCCTTCCTTCGTGTGTTTTAATTGTTTTGCGTACTCTTCGAGTGGCACTCCTAATTTTTTAGCTATTGCTACCTGTGATGAAGTGAGTCTCACAGTTTTGCGACCAGGCTTTACGCTTCTATTAGCTGAAGCCACTGTCTGAACAGGGGCGGTCGATTGCTTAGTTTCAGTATTACCAAATTTATGTGGAAAGTCAACTTTAATTCGTCTGTCAACCTCTGCATAATACTCGTTTGAGTTTGGATCATATCCTTCTTTTTCCGTTAAATCCTTATGTATTTCAAAAGCAGTATAAGTCATTGCTTTATCAGTACCAAACCACGGGTTTTGAGAAGCCCATGCTTCAGCTTTAGGATCTGGATTAATTGGATCATCCATTTGTTGTCTTTGAACTGGTGGTTCAGACAAAGTAACAGGTTTCTCTGTTTTTGCTTCTTCCCTACCAGCTTTGGCTTGCTCTAGTTTTGCGTTCTCAAAAGCGAGTGTTGCAATTCTTTTGTTTGCCTCAACTTGAGCTTGTGCATCTCCAGATTCAATTGCTGCAGCTAATTCTTTTTGTGCCGCTTCTAAACCTGTTGAAATACTTGTCTCAAATTTCTTAACATAGTCAGCATCCGTTTTTTCAAACCTAGCTTCCAATACTCTTCTTTTTTCTTCTACAGCTTTCGCATAATCGATAGCAGCTTGTTCTCTTCTTTCTGCTTCTCTCATCTTACGAGTAAGTTTTGCAATACGTGATTGCACCCCTTTACTGTAGTCTTCTAATTCTTCGTCCGATTTTTTTGTTTCTTCTTTTGCTGTTTCTTGTGTTACTGCTTCTTGTTCCGTGTTTTCTTCTGGCTGTTCAATTACAGCTTCTTCTTTTTGCTCTTCGATATCTACAGTAGCATCAGGTCCTGATGTATCTATAGGCACCAATTTTTTTTCTTCTGTGTCTGGCATAGTTACTCCTTCCTATGATTAAAACTCATGCAAGATGTCCTCTGGACTATCAATTGTTGCTAACACTTCGTCGTCGTTTAGCAGACGCATCTCTCCACCATCTATTTTGATTCGGCTGCCTGCATAACGCGCAAACATAACCCAATCTTTGACCTTGCACCATGGACCTTCAGGATACCGCTCCTTATCCTTATAACATTGAGGACCCATAGCTAATACCAAACCAACTTGTGATGCAACTTGCTGTCGCTCCAAAGTTGTTTCAGCTAATACTAATCCACCTTTAGTTTTCTCTTTCATTTTGAAAGGTAAAACTAACATTCTCCAACCTGTTGGTTGAGGTAGTTTAGGTTCTTTTACTTCTTCTTTTTTCTCTGATTTTTTTACACCAATAAGATCATTGTTTGGTGTTAATATCGATGACTGTTCCTTCATTGTGCTCCTTATCATTTAGCAGGTTAGAGATTTCCTGGTGCACTGATTCTAGTGCATTGATTTGTCCTATTATATACTTGTAATCTTCCATACTGTCAACCCCTCCGGACGTTACCGAAATTGACAACTGCTCTACTCTTGAGTTTAGGAATCTTAAAGTTTTATTTATTACTGTTTCTAATTGCATTATTTCTTTGCTACCTTTCCTGTGTTTTCACCTTTTTTTATAATGTAGTCTTGAGTGCCATTAGCACCTGTTTCTACTTCTTTCTTCAAATACTTAAACAAGTTCATTTCTTTTAACTTCTTTTCAGCATGTTTCTTAAAAGATTCTAATACTTTCGTATCTCTCATTAGCAATTCCACTTTCTAAGTGATTTAGATAATCTATCATCTCCAGTATTATTGCTAGGCTTTTGTCTCTTACGCATCCCCTTCATACGCGCGCAGAAGGACTTACGTCTTTTTGCAGCTTTAGATCCTTTTTTTAATTTTGATGGTTTAGTGGTTACTGCTGTTTTTAATTTAGAACCAGGATTGGCACGTCTATAAGAATCAACACCTTTTTGATTTAAGCCGCCAGATTCTGACTTACCTTCTTTTCTTGTCCACGCTGGACTTCCACCTTTTTTAAAATCTTTTCTCATGCAAATGTTTTTACGTTAGTTGGTTTACCGCCTGGATTACCAGCTGCTCTTTTTCGTTTGACAGCACTCGCCTTTTGCGACTTTGTCATCCGTGTGGCTTTTGCAAGTGGGACGCATTTTGGATATTTCCTCTTTGAGCCTTTGCTTCTCCCGCATGGTTGATACTTGCCGTCTTTCTTCGGTGCTCCAATGTCTACCCATTTCTCCGCTACCCATTGTCTTAATCCACCTTTTGAAAAGTGTGTACGCATTACGAATTCTTTCCGTAAGCTTTCCCTTTTCCCTTCATGGCTAACTTACAACCTTTAGAACCATCTTTGTAACCAGCTCTTCCACCTGTTTTCATTTCTTGAGGTTTTGTAAGTATTATAACTCTATCATCTAATTTTAATTGAATATCTGTTGGTTCTTTTTTTCCTAATCCAGATGCAGGACCCATTTTTCTTTTTGTTTTCTTTTTAGTTATATACTCAGTTTTCTTTTCTTCTGGTGCTAAATTTGCCATTATACTTGTCCTCCTTTTAAGTATCTCATTCTAGTCATATCCATCATTCCACCACCCATAGCTTTTTTTCTTTTCTTCTTGCCACCTGGTGTAACTTTACCTGAACATACTGCTGAACCATACATGTTAGCATATGCTGAGGGATATACCTTGAATTTTCTTTTAGCGGCTGCTTTGCCTTTTGCGCAAAGTTTAGCCACGTTTTTTAGCTCCTTC